GCGCTAATGGATTCATCCTCACGATCTTTATAACCTTGTTTCTTCATTTTGACTGTGCCGCCTTTTTTCATAGCCGCTTTACCGCCAAATCTTGGTTTGTAAGGTCTTGTTCCAAAATCGTTTCTCATAATTACTCCTTATATGTAGTACTTTGTTTTTTTCCTACGATTGGCCATCACTTTACCACAACCGGTTGCTATTGCAACCCTTGTTGGTAAAACTCTACCACCTTTTTTATACTCTTTTTCCCATCGTTTTGCAATCTTAGGAAGATTGGCATGCATATATTTTCTCTGCTTTTCAGACTTGAAAGGCACTAGCATTTCCATCTTCTTCTAGCTTGTCTTATTCTAGAATTAGGGTCATTTCTAGTTTTAGCTGAAGATCGTTTTAATTGTCCTAATGATCTGGCACAATAAGATTTTCTACGTTTAGCTGATTTAGAACCAGCTTTTACTTTACCTGTAACAGCTGTTTTTAGCTTAGATCCAGGGTTTGCTCTTCTATATGCAGCAACACCAGCCTGTGTCATACCAGCTCCTGACTTTGTAGATCTGTAATTCTTCTTGTTTCTAGCTATTGGGTTTTCTGCTCTACCACCTGTTGCTTTTCTAACTCTTTGATCTTTTTCTATTGAGCTAGGCATAGCTGCAGATGCTGCTAGGGTTCCCCCTACTAATTTAGAATATCCTTTAGCTTTCTCTATTGCTTTTGGAGAGTTCATCTCCTTAATCATTTTTTCAGAAACTTTATCTGCTTTTTTTTCAAATTTTTTAAGAAGTCCTAATCCTCTTTTAGCTATTCCTATTCCAGCCATTATTTTTTACCATTCCTAAAAATTTGAGTTCCCTTAATTCCAAAAATGCTCGCCACGACAAGCACCCATAAATTTGTGAACCATTTTGGAAGCTCATGAAAATACTCAAAAAAGAGTTTTACCTTTTCCATAGCTGCGGGATCATCTGACATCACGGCCCACATGAGCACCACGATAGGCGCCGAAATTATCACGAGGACAAATTCATCCTTATAATCGTTTTGACGAGCCTCTAAAAGTTTGCCCTGGTAAGTTTCTTCACCACGAGCCATTTTTTCTGCATGCATTAATTGTGCATCAGACATGGCCATCTTTGTCTTCTGGCGGTTAGCGTATATCTTACTGCCAGCTTGCAAAGCGATTTTTGCTAAACTGAACCAAGCCATATTAGTACCAAGTAGCTGATTGTTTTCTAGCTTTACCTGTTCCTTTTACAGTGACTTTATCACCAGTAGGAATAACGTTTCTAGCTCTAGTTACGTTAGCTTTACTTCTCTCGTCATACTTAACGTTCTGACTTGGGATAGTAGCAGATTTTTGTTTTTTATAGTTTTCCATAGTTCTCCTAATGTATATTAAGATTTAGGGCCTTTCAAGGTTTTTACGTCCTTGGCCTTCATCCTATCTGACTGTAGTTTAACTCCAGCAGATAATAAAGCTTTATCCATAGTGGTATCAGCTCTAAGCTCTGCTAACTCTTCGTTTAGTTCTAGTTTATCTTCAGTCAAATCTTTGTTTTGGACTAATTTAGCTTTGTCCAGATCAATTCTAGCGTCTGTTTCTTGAGCTTTACGTGCATTCTCCATAGCTCTTAAATCTACTTCTCTAGATTTAAGTTTAAGTAAAGGATCATGATCAAATTGTGAAGTAATTTTCTTTTCTTCCTTCATAAATTCTTCAGTCATCTCTGCTATTAAAATTGCTTTTCTAGCTTCAATTTTTTGAGTTACTTCTTCTAACTGAGCAGCTGCTTCACGATTAATTGGCGCTTGTTGTTGAAGCATTGCTAGTTGTTGTATCTCGTCTCTAAATTCTAATTGAATTTGTTCTTGAGCCATTAAACTAATATGCTCTAAACAGTTTTTTTGTAATGAAGCCATTACTTGTGGTTGGTTTCTCACCATGTTAGTTGCCATAAAATTTAAGTGAGCAGTAATATGTGCTCTGTGATCCTGCCCTGGAAATGCATTAAAAGGTTTTGCAGATAAAGCATCAATATTTTCAATTGCTGGATCTTTAGGTGTGTTTGGAGGAGGTGGTGGTAAAATTTGATCAATATTTTTTATACCAATAGCTTCATACATTTTTCTGTAAGCCATATACATGTTATGCATTTGAGGATTAGACATTGCTAACTGTAATTCAGTTTGAGCAATTGTAATTCTTTGAGACATAGAAAAGATATTAGGATCTGCTACAGGTATAATATCTATTCTCTCATCAAAATCAGCTTGTTTAATAACTCTTGCGCCACCTACAACATCATAAGGATATTCTGGTGGTAGATAAGTAGATACAATTTTAGCTAATAATTTAAATTCTTGTTTCATAGAAAAATATAATCTCTTGTGAATTGCTGACATAACTTTAGACCCTCTTTCCATAAGAGCCATAGTTGTTCCAACAGCAGCTTGTTGATTACCTTCTCCAACTTGTAATTCAGAAATAGCTGCAAATCTTTGACCAGCTTGTACAACAATACCCATTAACGACAATAAAGTTTGTGATGGTTCTTTGTAAGGAAGAGGTAAGAAAGCATCTTTTAAACTTCCACCTGGTGCATCTACATCTTTAAATTCACCTGGTTGGATAGGAGATGCCTCATCTCTTACTCTTACGCCTCTTTGTTTAAAACCTGCAGGTAAATTAGATAATGTACCGGCATCTAATAATTGGCGGAGAGCGACTGTTGCAGTTCTACTCAATCCGCCAATCATATGTATGAGTCCAAATCCATAGAATCCTAGTCCAGGCAGAAATTTAAAATGGACAAAATATTCGATTCTTTGTTTTTTTGGATCATTGGGCGCAAAGTTCCTTCTTATCGAAAGAACCTGATTGCTACCTTCTTCAACAGTTACGATGTAGGGTAGCTTGATACCAGTCGGTTCCCCGTCTGGACCAATATCTTCAAAACCTTCTAGGTCTAAATTTATATGACACTCTAGCAAAGTGTAAATAGGTTGTTGTCTTCCAGTTTTTTCTGTTCCTTCTAATTCTCTCTCTTTGTCTTTTAATTGATCTTGAGAAATGTTGTAGCCAGGAGGTCCTAAATCTACATCAGAATAAAAACCAGCCACTTGTTGTTTTCTTAATTCGTTTTCAGAAATTTTAACTCTGTGAATAACTGCTTCTGCATCTTCTAAGCTTGTAGCTGTGTAAGGAACAACTACATCTTCTGCAGGAACAAATTTAGAAACAGCTCTGCCTACTAAATCATCATAGTAAACTTTTTTAAATGTAGATCCAGCTAATGGTAAATGAAATAACATAGAATCAAACTCTGGTTCGTATTCTTTCATACGATCCATAATTAAATAGTTCATGTAATTTTTTACTCTGTTAGATTGTTGTTCTTTTTGAGGAGTTACCATTCCTAGGATTTGAGTTCTAACTGGTCCATCTGCTGGTAATAATTCTTTGTATGCTGTTGCTTGAAACTGAGTTACTGCTTCTGCAAGAACAGGGTGCGTTGCACCTGATGCTCCTTGAAACGGTTCGTTTCTTAATTCGTATTTAAATCCAAGTAAGTCAAGCCCTTCAATATAAGTTCTCTCCCATTCTTTTCTAGAATTTTTATAATCCACATAATTTTCTTTAAGTCGTGAACCAATTGGAGATGTTATTTCATCGGGTAATAAATCTGCTAAGTTATCAAAATGATTTTCTGTGCCTGGTACGTTTATTGCGCCAGGTTCAAAATTAATAGTTGCACCACCATCTTCTTCTGGTGTTACTTCTACAGGTGATCTTTCGCTAATTTGCTCTTCCGCCACTGCTGTCTGAATTTCTTCCGCGCCTGGAACTTTAACTTCAGATCGTTTTGTGTTCGGGAGCTCTTTGTCTATTTCTGCCATTTAAACTCCTATAAGTCTGTAACACGATTGAAGAGATAAGACAAGCCCTCTCCTTGTGGCGTGGGTCCTGATTCTGGTGCAATAGCACTTGGTCTACGAACATCGGCTATGCCGCCGCCTGCATATCTTGTGTCTTGTGTTCCTCTCATTCCTTTAGTGTTTATCAAATTTTCCCATTTTTTTCTTAAATTCTCTTCATCAAGCACCGATATCCCACTGCCTGGATAGACATACTCAGATAAATTATCCGATGTAGGAATGTTCAGTCTGTTTTTAATATCTGCTCTTTCTGTTAAATTTAATTCAGGTATAACATTTTTGGCTTCTTGTTGTTGTTCTAAATCCATGGCTTTATATTCTGATGGTGTAATAAACATGTCATAAGTAGGATATGCTTCCATCTCTTTTTTTCTTCTCTCATCTCTAGTTCTTTGGGCCAATGGTCCTCTAGCTAAAAACCTTCTATCCAAATCCTTTCCAGAACCCACTTCTTCAAATCTTTCAGAAGATATTTGTGCTGCGTTAAATAAAGGAGAGTCTTCTTTAAGTAAAGAATATACTTTTTCATCTCCTCCTGCATTTTCAATAATCTTATTTACCTCTTTTAATCTATTTCGTTGGTTTGGAGTTAAAGTTATTCCAATTTGTTCTGCGTCCGTTTCTTCATTTACTTGTAATTTATTTTGAAGTCTATATTTATCTTCTATGGCATGTGATAGTCTGTAAAACTTTGCTGTATCCCCTCCATATTTTTTAGCCATTTCTGTTTCATTATATCTATCTCCTGAAACTTTTAATCCTCCCGTATAAGCCTTAGGATCTAAATAGCTTATCCAAAGATTATTATATGCTTGTTTACCAGAAGCTCCCGTTAATACTTCATCTCCCCATACAGCTCCTTCAATCAATGCATCCATTCCAATTCCTGCTGGTCCTAAAGCATTTAACACTCTTCTTCCTGCAGTTGAACTTGAGGTTTTAAGAACTTTTGCTACAAGCTGTCTTTCTGTTTGAGTTCCTTTATTTGGGTTTTTAAATACTTGTTTAAATCTGTTTGCTCCACATGCTACACCCACGGATCCTGCTACTTTCATACCTACACGGCCTCCGGATGCTTTGTTGGGGCATAGTTGTTCTAAAAGTGTTTTCAAACTTCCTTTTTGTCTAATAATTTCTTTTTTACCTTGAGGTGTTTTATAAATGTCTTCAAAATAAGATTTAAATCGTTCTGGTCGCGTTTGACCAATAAAAGATTTACCTGGAGTAGCTTTTCCTTTTTTTATTTCGTATGCATTATCTACATTGTAAGCTGCTTTAGTAGCTTCATTTAATTTTAGTAAATTTGCATCTACATTTTTTCCAGCGTTAATTTTGTTAATTAAATCTTTTCTTTTAAAACTATAACCTTCAGTTCCTAACATAAAATTTCTTTTTTGAGTCATTCCCAAAGTGTTATTTAAAATAGCTCTAACTCTTGCTTTGCTTGGATTAGCACTCTTAATTTCTCTACTTGCTTCCGAAATTCCATACATATGATCTATATTATACCTAAGACTTAGAGGAAGCTCACTAACATCAAATATTTTTCTTAAAGCGTCGTGTTCTCTAACTGAAGCTTTTGCAATAATATTTTTACCTCCTAAAAACTCATCAATAAGCTTAGAAGTTTCTTGGTAATTAGCACTCATCTTACCAACTACATTTCTATAATTTCTCCAAAGATTACCAAAACCAGTTTCCATTACAGCTTGTCTACTAAATCCTTCTAATCCAGAATCAACCCTAGATAAAAAATATAAAACATCGTCGTCTAATAATTTAGCTGTTTTGGAATCATAAGCTTTTCTTGCAACCACATTATTTCCGTGGGGCTTGCCATCGACGTAATGTTGCATAAAGTTTTTAACTTTGTTTTTAAAATTGTTATCTTTAAGTTTATTGTCGTAAAAAATTTTATTAAGTGTTGTTTCTATAGTTGCTGCATCTCCCACAACTCTAGGTCCATATTTAAAAGGTTTATCGGAAATAGATGATCCTGTTAAATTGGGAAGATCTTTTATAGTCATTGTTCTTTCTTGAAATGAAGTGGGTTTAAAATCAAATTTACCGATGTATGGTTTAGGATTTTTTTTAAGTTCTTTTGCCCAATCTTCTACTAACTCTTTTTTAAACAAATCTAATTCTCTAACACCATACTTATTTAAATTTTTATCTAACCAATTCTTTGTCCATTTATTTATGTTGGCTCTAGCCGTAGCTGTTTTTTTAGCTTCCTTTGCTCTTTGTTTTTTGGTTTGTTTAGCAGAATACGACATATCTCTTCCCTCATAACCTTTTTTTCTAGCTATTGCAGAATTTTTCTTTTTCCATTTTTTTACTTTTTCCAAACTTGAATCTGAAAATGATTTATCAACACCACCTATTCTAACTCTTGCATAGTAAGATTTTTTTCCATCTAAATTTTCCATTTGTAAAATTCCATCAATATATTTGTCTGGTATAGCTCTTTTTCCACGATAGCTTCCTGGTCCATCAACCAAGCCACGTTTAGGTGTTGCTAGTCCGCCTTTGTTGTATGCTGGTTTTGTAACATTAGGAACAGAAATACCTTCTTCTCTTAAAATGTCTACAACGTTAGGTTCATCACCAGTTATACCTGACCCTACTTCATCATAAAATTCTTGAGAACCAAATTGAAGAAATCTTTTTGCTAGTTGCATGTTCCGTGATTCAGGGTACACGAACCCCGGCTCTTGATAAAATTTTACAATGTTTTTTAATTTATCGGGATTCATTATTCTCCTAATAATTTTGCTAGACCACCAGATGCAAATTCATCCATTTCTTCAAATGCTTGTTCAGCTTCCATTTCTGCTCTGCCTTCAGCAAGTTGCTGTGATTCTCTTTTTTTCGTACCTTTTATATTAAACTCATCTGTGTTCTTGCCTGTTGCATATTTTTCAACTTCAGAAAAATCAGATCCGTGCTCTCCATAATTATTATAACTTGAATCTTCATATTTTACATTTTCTCCGTCTCCGGTATATTCTTGTTCTTCTACACCAAACTCGTCTGCTTCTTTTTTACCTCTTGCTGGTCCTTCCTCTATAACTTCACCTTTTCTTAATTCTATTCTTGCTGGTTGTCCGTTATGTCCGTCAACCCATCCGTGTTTACCCATTCCAACATCAACTAAAGTGTCTCCAGTGTTTAAATCTACTTCTACAATAATATCTGTTTTACTTTCAGGTAGTTTTGCTTTTTTAACTATTGTTCTTTCAACAGTTGAATAAGTCTCAGTTACATCTTCTCCTTCTTTCATTACTCTTTCAACAAGTTTAGGAAACCATTCTGGCATTCCTTTAGCATCAGATTTTTTAACAGTCTCAGCTACTTTTATAGCGGTAGATGTTTTCTTACCACCAAACAATCCCATTTTAAGTCCACCTATACCAGCACCAACACCACCCATTAATTTTAAAAATGCTCTTCTAGCTTTATCAATGCCACCAACTGCAAAACCTATTCTTCCGCCTTCTGCTAATCTAAATCTTTCTGGTAAAACAAATCTTTGTAAAAATTCTACACCACCTGTTGGTGTTTCTATTTCAGTTGTCTTTTTAGGAATAAAAGGCATAACTGGTTTTACAGGTTTAACAATTCCTACTTCATTATCTCCATAAGAAATTGGTGGAGAAGTTGGAGGAGTACGTCCACTTGTTGTTAGATAATCTTTAACAGTATCAGCAAGTGTCCCAATTGATTGTGCAGTTCTAAGTCTATTGTAGCCAGGAATACTCGCTCTTGCAAAAATATCCAAACCACTTAAGAAAGGGTTCTGTCTTACTGGTTGAAATCCTCTATTATCATCAAATTGATCAATATTGTCGTCTACACTTTCTATTGAAATAGGTCCAGCACCACTAACTGCATCTGGTACATTAAAATTTTCATTCTCTCCACCACTTGGGTCGTTTGGTCCTCCTGGACTTGCATCATAACCACCAAGATCACCTTGTAATGATATAATACCATTTGGTCCTTTGTTTGGTTTACCATCTTCAAGACCACCATGCATGTTAAGTGCTATAAGCACTTTTTTTTCAGGTTCTGTAATATAAGCTAATTCTGTGTCAGGGTGATCAGGGGATGATTTCCATTTTTTAGGTGTTGTAACTTCTGGTTGTTTACCTAAATAGTTAAGTCCACCACCTTGCATTACGGGTCCACCTTCACCTAACATGTAAGCTAGACCTCCTGTAGCTTTATCTTCTCTTTTTTTCTTTTTCTTTTTCTTTTTTCTACTTAAAGCGTCATAAAAATCTAAACTTGGATAAGAGCTGCCACCTGGTCTTGATGATCCTGTGCCTAAGCCCTCTGGTGGTATACCTAAATAACCTGGATCTATAGGATCTATAGGTCCGCCGCCTGCCATTCCTTTAGGATCTAAATCATCAAAATTAAATTCTAATTGATCACTAACTTCTACCTCTTCAAAAGGGTTAGATTGTTTTTTAGGATAAAGAATATCTTGTAAGTCTTTAACTAATGCTTCTCTGCTTCTATTTCCCATTGTAGAAAACATAAGTCCTTTTTGAATGTCATCAATGTCTTGAGTAATAACATTTCGTCCTTTAGGATATTTAGCAAGGTTTTTGTAAATAGATAAAACTTTACCGATTGGCATAGCCATTTTATCAACATCTTTGTATCTGTTAAAAGCAATTTGAAAAGCACCTTCTTTATTTTTATCATCCATTCTTTCTTTGAATTTAGCAAACGACTCTGATCTTTCTTCTTGAGCTTTGACTGCTTTTTCAAACTTAGGATCTACCATTGGTTTCTTTTTAGTAGTCTTTGGTGTTGTGCCGATTGTTATATCTCCTTTTTCGATCATCTCATTAATCTCATCACCAAAACCTTTTTTAAATTGAAAAGGTAAAACGTTACTAGGTTGAGGTGTTGCGTCGGCTTGTTTTTTTAATTGTGACAATTCACCAGGAGTTGGCGATCTGCCTTTTGCTTTTTGAAATGCTCTTATAAGTTTAAATAAACTCATTAATAATACCTTTTCGGTCTAGGGTCTTTTTTATCTTCGATATAATCTTCAGGATGTTTGATTAATCCGCCCTGCCTGAAGCGCATTACTGCTTGGGTCATTGTATCAACCAAGTCATCGTGATCTCCGTGAGGAAAGGCTGCACATTCTTCTATAACCTCTTCCGCGAATTTCTGATCTGGCGCCCATATCATTCCAGACTCAAATAACGGAGCCACTGCGTTTATCCTTGAATGCTTATCATGTCCTTTGCTCGGTGTAAAGGAAACAACTGGGATATCCATCTGTCTAAGTTCATACATTAAAGGTAATCCAGAAGCTTTTGCTTCTACTATTACCGTCTCTGGTTGCCAGTATTTGTATTGTTGTAGAGCTCTACGTCTTAACTCAGGAAACTCATACCTACCTTTTACAGAATCTAGTAGTAATAAATTAGCCCCACTATCCTCATCTGGATAAAATATACCCCACGTGGTAATGGCACTAAAGTCAGCAGTTTCTTTTTTTAAGAATGCTGTATCGTAAGATTGTATGACATGTTGTAATGGCGGTATGTATTCTTTGTCATAAATCCTCCACCATTCTCTCTTAATAATAGCTCCTTCATCAGAAGTTGGTTGTTGCATCCATTGTGCATTCCATTTCTTAACAGGTAGTGTCGCTTTAACTTTTTCTAGTTCCTCTTGATCCCAATACTCTGGCCACACTGGTCCGTGGTCCATGAGCGCCGGAAATTCAACCACTTCCCATTGATCTCCTTTTACTTCTTTTTGAGCTTTTAATAATTGAGCTGTTAAATCTTTGGTAGACCATCTTGTCATTACAAGCACGATTGAAGCTCCTGGCTGCAAACGTTGACGTGGACCTGATGTATACCACTCGTAAGCGTTTTCTAATGCTTGATCTGACATTGCGTCCTGTTCCGAGTGTGGGTCATCTATAATCAATAAGTCCGCACCACGGCCCGTGATTGCTCCACCAACACCAGCTGCAAAATACTCACCACCTTGAGCTGTCTCCCAACGACCAGCTGCTTTAGAGTCTTCTTGTAAACTAGTTTCAAAAATTTTCTTGTACTCTGGAGAATCAATTAAGTTTTTTGCTTTACGTCCAAACCTTATGGCTAGTTCTCCTGTGTGCGTGGCTTGAATGATCTTGAGTTTTGGTCTACGGCCCACCATCCATGCAGGCAAAAGATAAGATGCAAACTCTGATTTAGTATGTCTTGGTGGCATATTAATAATTAAACGTTTTATTTCACCAGTTGATAGTTTATTAAATTTTTCTGCAATATGTCTATGATGAGATCCTTCTACAAAATCAGGCCACACACATTTGACAAAGGATAAAAAGTCATTCTTGGCCTTGTTCTGTATTTTTTTCTCTGCATGCAGTAGCTGTAAACTTTTAAATTTTTTTCTAATGTCTGCTGGTAATTTATTTATATTAACTTTTGATAGATCAATCATGTGTTATCTAGGACTGCTTATTTAGCATTTGAAAAATTTTTTTAAAAAATTTCTTTCCACTTCCTTAAGCATCAAAACGTTTTTAACAGCTAAAACACTCTGAATCAAGCCACTTTACAAAAAGCAGTGGGACCCCTTTTTAAAAAAAGGTGGGTGGGTGGGCCCGTGAGCAACAAGCGGCAGGACGGGTTTGGGTCCTACTTGTGTGCCGTGGTTCGGGGTAATTGATTCGTGGTGCGGGTTGCCTGGTACGTGCGCCCCGCAGGGGCGCACAACCTATAGTTGTTAGTCTAACAAAGTCATATAAGCTTTAGGATTTAACCTACTAAACTTATCTAAACACTTTTGCATTTTATCAAACTCGCCCATTCCTTCTGCTTGCTTAACCTGGTCATGAAGCATAGCTTCATCATGAGTTAACATCTCCGACTTACCAGAGAATGGATTAGTTCTTTTAATTATTCTGTTTGGTTTCATACTCCCATACTATATGGGAGTATGATTGTTGTCAACTTTATTTACTAGCTATTTGTTTTATCTTGGAAATATCCACAACCCAAGTTATACCAATCTTCTTGGTACAATCATCAAGAGCTTTGGCAATAGCTACATCATCACCATTTTCATAAACAATGTCAGACGACCTTTGTTTAAGAGCTTCTAGCTGTGCAAGTTGTTTGCCTTCTGGTCTTGTTCTTAATTCTCTATCAACCAGAGCTTCTGCCCACTTCCTTAATTGTTCTCTGCACATTTTTAAAGTTGCTGGCT